ATCATCATAGTAAACTTTTTTAAAAGTAGAACCTGATAGAGGTAAATAGAAAAGCATTTGATCAAATTCTGGTTCATACTCAGTCATCTGATCCATGATTTGATAATTCATAAAATCTTTTACTCTGTGCGCTTGATCTTGTTTTTCATTTGACACATCACCTAAAATTTGTGCACGGACTGGTCCATCTGCTGGTAGTAATTCTTTATAAGCTTGCGCTTGAAATTGTGTAACAGCTTCTGCAAGAACTGGGTGATTAACACCGCTAGCACCTTTAAAAGGCTGAGTTCTTTTTTCATATTTAAATCCTAAAAGACTTAAACCTTCTCTGTAACTATCTTCCCACTCACCACGAGATCTTTTATATTCTGTGTATTGATCAAAAAGAGTTGTACCTAATTCATCTAGGTATTGTTCATCCATGACCTCAGCTAAATTAGAAAAATGATTTTCAGTTTCTAATCCGGATTTTGCATTAGGATCAAAATTAATTTCTGCTCCACCTTCTTCGTCCATTGTAATTTCAGCATTGTCGGAAGTTTCTAACTCTTCATTAGGAACTTCAACTTCTTGCTCTACAAAAGCTTCGTCCTTAACTACTTCATTGGATAATGTATCGTCTATTTCAGCCATATCTCTTTCCTGTTAATTAAATCACACCTTATTTGAACCAGTAGTTATACTGTATAATCCCGAAGGAATCAATGATATATCTTTTTTTTGTTTTTTCTCTTTTTCTTCTAAATATCCTAATCCACCCTTGTAAAAAGGACCCATGTAATTTTTTCTATTTAGTTCTCGTGCATTATCTATTTCTTGTCGTGTTGCTGGTATTTCCATATCATCTACCATTGTCATATTACCACGTTGAGCATTAAATTTTAAATCTGCTATATTTCTTAATTTTTGTTCTTTAGTTAAACTAGCTAATCCTTTATCTAAATTTTTATCTGCAAAAACAAAAGGATCATACAACCTATTATCTTTAAATTTTAAATTATCTCCTCTTTCACCTTTTAAAAAATCTGAAGCATATTTTGAAGCCCCGGCAATAACATTTGGAAGGTTAAGTGCATCTTGCACAAAACTTTGTCCTACAAATTTTGCTATCTGTGTTCCACTAGCTCCTTTGCCAGAAGCTTCTGAAGCATCTAGTGCTGCAAAAATAGGATCTACAACTAAAGTTGCTTTTCCTAATCCCCTTAAAAGTGTTCTTCCTGAATTAGCTATTTGTCTAAGAGAATTTTTAACAGACTCTGGTATTTCTATGCCCAGTAAACTTGGATCTATGTTTCCAACAATACTACTATACATTTTAGCAGAAGAGACTCCTGTTTTATTACTGTAGTCTTTTACATTTTTTAAATGAAACTCATCTCTTTCTAAAATTTTATTTAATAGTTTTTCACCTTCATCTATAACAGGTAGTTTTGTAATTTTGCTAACACTTTTGTCTTCTAAAAGTCCTCTTACATCTATTCCTAGTCTATCTATATCTGTACTAGTTTTTGTTGGTTTAGCACCTGATATTTTTTTATTTTTTTTATCATAATAACTAACATCATTTTTTAAAAACCAAGATTCTAATTTTTTAATTTTTTTCTTTTCTTTTGGATGTTTTTCTATCCAATTTTCAACTGATCTTTTAACATTGTTGTTCATGTTTTGAGTTAAGATAGAATAGTTTCTAGGATACTCAATATTCGAACCGCTTATTATTTTTTTTGTTTTTGGATCATATATAACTGTTTCTTTTCCTCTAATGTGGTCTGCTTGAATAACCGCCTTACCTCCTATGTATACTTTTCCATTTTTATTAACTATTCTAAATAAATCTTGATTTTTAATTTCATCTAAATCCATTCTTGTCATTTTTCCTTTTTCAGGATCAAATTTAGCTTCAATCATATTTCTAAGTTTTGGATGTTGTTTAATATATTTTCTTAAAGCTTTATAATCAGTTCCATTTTTTGAAATATCTTTTAACTTGTTATTCATGTTTTTAACTAACTTTTGTAAATTAGATAAATCTAAAGCGTACCTTTGTTTTTTCCATTCAGGAGTTTTTTTAGACATTTGAGAAAATTTTTCTAGTTGTGAAGTTCCTACACCATCTTTTATATTAAATTTATAATCAGTATTTAATTTAGCAATTTGAGGTTTAGTTGCTAAAACTCTAAAACTACTACCTACTCTTTTAATTTCAATTCCTGCATCTTTTAATCCTTTTAAAAATTCTCTTGAAGTTTTTATTCTAGATCTTGTTTCTATTGCTTTTCTACTTTGGTCTAGTTCCGAAGGAATTTTTTTATTTGCATCGTATATATGGCTTTTTACTGTGGCAGCAGATATTGGTAAATCTTTTGCAAAATCTTTAATAGTTTTTAAACCAAAGTTAGGTTGAAAACTATTTTTAAAAAGAGTCATAAAATTAGTAAAAGATCCTGATGGTAATCTTTTGCCTTTAATTTTTTTACGAGCTGCTCCTATAGCAGAATGATCAGATACGATTCTTTTAAATTCTTTAAATATTTTTTCTTTAGGAGAGTTTTTAGTCAATCCTGCTTCTTTCATAGCTTGTTTTAAATTTTGATTGTTATCCATTGCTGAATCCATGTATTCTAAAAATCCTCTTTGATTTTTAACTGAATCCCAAGTAATAGTTTCTTTACCACCTTTTAATAATCCTCGTTCTTGTAATTTTATTTTTCTAAATTGTACAGCATCAGAATATTTTGGAAAATTTTGTTCTATGTAACCAGGTTGACCTCTTCCACCAACCGTAACAGTATAAGTAAAATAATTTTTTAAAATACCATTTTTTGTTTTATAATTAGTTACTTTTTGTTTAATTCCTGCACCAAGATCTTGACCTTTTTTAATATTGTTATCTGGATCAACTACTCCTGCCTCAGCGTAACGAACTCGTCCACCTGTTGAAAATAAACTTCCAAATATTTTTGTAAAGTTTGAAGACATAGATGCTTGTGCTTCTTCAGGACTCATGTCTAAATTTATATCTCTTACTACCATTTGCATATCTTCCTCTTTCATACTAGGAAATTTATACATAAGATCATCAACTAAAGACTGTCGTAATTGTTGAAGTGGACTACCACCGCTGTCAAAATTTATACGTCCGCCGTCCGCGAATGTTTTTTTGTATTTAACAAATAGCTCTGGTTCTCCGCTATCAATGCCATATTTACCGTAACCACTAAAACCTTCTCCGTCTTTATTAAAACCTATGCCAACTTTTCTATCGATGTTGCTTGGTGCGTCTTGTAAAAAAAGTTCATTGTCACCTTGTTCAATTTTATCTCTAAATTTATTGTATTGACCATCTAATAAAAAATCTACGTTGTTTGTAATAGGAATTTCTGCGCTACCTGCAATATTAATTGTTTCTTTGTTGGAAGTTATGCCTGAAGGTGCATTTTGAATTTGTTCTTTGCCTGATTTACCACCAGACCCTGTTATGTTAATTTTTGTCTTGCCTAAATTTTCTATAATGTCCGTGAATAGCGTTTCTGCCATTATCTTCTCCGTAGACTAACAATACCGCCGTTAAAATAATTTACTCTTCCGCCTGTTGCCATACTTTGATTATTAAATGGAACTGCTCCTGTTAAAGAATCTTGATTAAAATAATTTTGATATAAAGAACTATCTGGATTTGCATAAGCATCTATTCCAGCAGCATTTAATCTAGATTCTTCTTTTGCTTTATTCAAAGCATTGCCAACAGTCATTCCTCCAGGACCATCTGCTAAAGCTCTTCCTACTTCAAACATATTTTGATATCCAGTAGCTAAACCTTTTGCAATATCTGGATTTAAATTAGGAAATCTTGCCATAAAATCTAATCCACCTAATTCATGATAGTTTGGTTTTTCACTAGCTTTTAATTGATCTGTATATTTATCATGAGCTCTAAATTTTTTTAAAAAGTTAAATGAAGGAAAAAATGAACCTGTTGAAATATTTTTTTTAACTTTAGGTTTAGGTTTTTTAGGTGGTGGAGTTTTTACTACAGGTGGTGGATTATTGTTTCCTCCGCCTCCTCCGCCTCCTCCGCCTCCAAAACTAACAGTGGTTTGTTTTTTTCCAGAGTCTTTTCTTGACTCAGAATAACCTCCTTCAAGATTACCACCTAAAAATAAACCAATACGTCCGCCGCCTTTAAAATTTATTCTACCCCCATTTTTAAAACTTGCAATACCGCCGTTAAAATAGCTTGCTCTTCCACCGTATCTATAATCTTTTCTTCTATTAGTACCATCAATATGGCCACCATCTTTTTCTCCACCACCTGGATCAAATGGGTCGTTGTAAGTAGCTCCTGAAGAATCTGGTTTGTCATCTCTAGTTCTACCTTTTGAAAAATCTCCACCACTATAATTTTTATCATTACCAGCAGCAAAATCTTTATAAGCTTGATCTATTGTATCTAAGTCTCTTTGTCTTTGTCGTCTTTGTTTTTTGTCTAAGTTAGCTTGAAATTTATCTTCTTCTATTTGTGCTTGTCTTTCTTGTTCATTTTTAAAAGATGTATCGTAATAACTTTGTTTTTCTATTTTAGCTTTTTTTAATTTTTCTAATTGATATGGTGTAAGATTTTTTTCATCATAAACTCCATCTTTAGTTCCTCTCTTTTTCATTTTATCAATATATCTATCTAAAGCTGTTACTAAATTATTAGAACCAAAACCTGAAGTTACATTTAAACCTTCTAGTACTGTGCCTGGTCCATATTTTTTAATACCAGATTGTGAATCTATACCAATCATGGGTGCAGATGTTTCTGTAAAAATTGTTTCTCCTGTATAAGGATCTTTTTTTCCAGTTAGTTTAGTTCCATCTGTTCCTTCTAAATAATTTAATTGACCACTCATTTGTCTATTATAATTTTTTGAATTTGGATTAAATGGACTTTGCATTGAAGCAATTGCACTAATAAAACTTGGAAGTTTTTTTCCTAACTCAGATTGTTTTTGTAATCTGTTTCCTAAAGTACCTCTAATTTTTGGTTGAAAAAATTTACTTTCTTTAAATTTGTTTCCTATTTTATCAACGTAACCCATTAAACCATCTCTTGGTTCTACGGATCTATCAAATCTATATTTGTTAGCTTGTTCGTTAGGTTTTAAATAATTAAATCTTGGATCTCCACTTAAATCTTTTGAAAAAGTTGATTGTAATGACTGTATTCCATTACCTCTATCCATGTCTGCTCCAATAATTCCTTGACCAGAACCTGGTGTTGGATCTGGATCTGGATCTGGAGTTGGATCCGGATCTGGATCTGGATCTGGAGTTGGAGGTGTAGAACTTCCACCAAACAAATCTAAATACTGTTGTAGAGTATACGAACCCTGTAAAGTTGGGTTGTTATTATATACGTTTGTTAAATTGTTTATATCCATTATATTTTTACAGTTTGATTATTTATTTTATATGGTTCATATCCACTATCTTTTAAGTACTGAGCAAAATTACCAGCTGAAGCACCATTATTAAAAGTATATTCAAACCCACCAGGTAGTATAGTTGGAACTAAAGCCATGGTACCTGCATTTTGTAATTTATCTGGATTAGCTTCTTTCCATGCTGCGAATCCTTCAAACAACGCAGCTTGAGTTTTAGGTGCTGCTTTAAATTGTTTTCCACCAAATTGATCTACGTATTTATCTACTGTTCCAAATTGTTTTTGCAAAGTTGGATTTTTATTAAATACGGCTTCTAAATTTTTATCTCTTGGGGTAAAGTATGAAATTCCTTGAGGAGCAGTTTCTTGTTTAACTACGGCTCCTGATCCAGGTACTGGTGTAGGTTTACCTAGTTGAGGACCCTTATATTCTTGAGTCATTGGTGTAGCTCTTGGTATAATTTTTTTTTCTATCGCCATATTAATAATATTCCATTACTCGGCCAGGAATGCTTTCCTCTTTTTCATCTTCCGGGTGAGTTATAAAACCTCCCTGTCTGAAACGCATTACCGCCTGTGTTGTACTATCCACCAAATCATCATGATCACCATAAGGAAAAGATGCACATTCTTCAATTACTTCTTCTGCGAATTTAAAATCCGGCGCCCAAATCAAACCTGATTCGAAAATCGGTGAGACAGCGTTTACTCTAGCATGTTTATCGTTACCTCTACTAGGAGTGAAGTTTATAACAGGTATCCCCATTTTACGCAACTCATAAGTTAAAGGTAATCCAGATGCCTTAGACTCGATTATAACAGTTTCTGGTTTCCAATACTTATACTGCTCCATAGCTTTTTTTCTAAGCTCTGGAAACTCTAATCGTTCTTTGATTGCATCTAATAGTATTAAATTAGGTGGGCTATCTGCATCTGGCCTAAATACACCCCAAGTAGTAATTGCCGAATAATCGGCAGATTCTTTTTTAAGGAATGCAGTATCATAAGATTGTATAATATGTTCTAAAGGAGGCATATGATCTTTTTCCCAAGTCTTCCACCATTCTCTTTTAAGAAGTGCTCCTTCTTCTGCGGTAGGATTTTGCATCCATTGCGCGTTCCACTTTCCAATACTAAGTGATGCTTTGACACCTTCCAATTCTTCTAGTTTCCAATACTCCGGCCAAACAGCTTTACCACTAGGTAGTATCGCTGGAAATTCTATCAGTTCCCATTTATCAGACTTTAATTCTTTTTGTTGTGCTTTAAGTAACATTCCAGTTAAGTCTTTCATATTCCATCTAGTCATAATCAAGACAATGGCTCCGCCTGGTTGCAAACGCTGACGTGGTCCTGATGTATACCATTCATAAGCACGTTCCATAGATGTCATATTAAGTGCATCTTGCTCAGAGTGTGGGTCATCTATAATAAGTAAGTCCGCTCCACGGCCCGTGATTGCAGATCCGACACCCGCTGCATAATATTCACCGCCTTGTTCGGTTTCCCATTTACCCGCGGCTTGACTGTCCTCTCTTAAACGAGTCGGAAAACATTCTTTGTACTCAGGCGAATCCATAAGAGTCTTAGCCTTACGACCAAACCGGATCGCGAGTTCTGTGGTGTGGGTTGATTGGATAATTTTTAAGTTAGGTTTACGACCAACCATCCAGGCAGGAAGTAGGAAAGAACCAAATTCAGATTTGGTATGTCTAGGAGGCATATTAATAATAAGTCTTTTAATTTTGCCATTTGCCAAATCGTTAAATTTTTCTGCAATTTTTTTATGATGTTTACCTTCTATAAATTCAGGCCAAACGTGTTTTACAAAAGTCATAAAATCGTTTTGTATTTTTGTTTGCTTTTTTTTTTCGCCAAGTTTAATGGCGTATTTCATAAACTGTTTTTTTATATCAGGTGGGAGTTTGTTTATCTTTTCTTGATCCATATAATTTTTTGCAGAATTTTTTTAACTTCTGTTTTCCTTCTCAAAACGATTTTAGCGGCTATCTATATCTAAATCAAGGCATAAAGGGAATATAATGGGACCCCTATATTAAAAAAGGGGGTGTAGGGGTTATTGTTTATAATGCCTTAACAAGATTGTTTTGGGTCCTACTTACTTAAAATGCGATACAACTTGTAGTTGCGCACTTTAGAATGGTTCTAATGTAGTGGGATGGTGCGGCCCGTTAGGGTCGCACCGATGACAAACATTAATCTAACAGTGCATAGTATTCGTTAGTAAAATTCTTTTGAAACCATGTCAGTCCACGTTGCATTGTCTTATAGTCTTCAGTAGCTTCACAACCTATGATTGTATCATAGATAGCAACAGCGAATGCAGGTAGTTTAGCTGATTGCACTGCACCCGGTTCGTTGAATCTATTCATGATCCTTAGTTCTTTAGTTGGATTGATACCAAAGTTACATTGGTCGAATGGTTTAGGTATTGTGTATGTTATGTTGTTATATATTATCTTCATCTGTTATCCTTTCGTTGTTATTATGTATGGGATTATATCACATTCATAATACTTGTCAACTGTTTATTTACCCCAGATCAATACTATTATTATTGCCAGGATAAATGCTAAGTACATTGATTCCATTACTGCACAACCCCGGACCCTTTACAAATGTCACAGTCTTCCTCACTCTCTCCCATCGGCATTGGAAACATTTCATTGAAAATAAATTTCTCAATTACGGTTCCCGAACCGTTGCAATTAGAACAGTCTTCAACTCCGAATAGATCCCCTGTATATTCATTTTTATATTCTTTAGTCATTAGTCTGGTAGCCCTCCAAACATTGACACAACACCGGCGAAGCTTATCATTAAACCTAATAAGTGATGCTCCGAATGTACTGCTGTTATTATTCCAAGCATTGCTATAATGAATCCTACTAGTATCATCATTAATCTTGCTATTGATTCCATTGTCATTTGCTATCCCCCCACAATCTTAAACCTATTAAGATAACTATCATTCCAAAAAAAGATAGTTCGTATATTAATTGTTCTGTCATTTTTTATCCTTTCTAATTGTTGTTATGGGATATTATAACATATATAATACCCCTTGTCAAGTGTTAATAACTCACAGTCCACGAACCTTTTGCAGTTCTATATCCTTGTGCATCTGTATCAAAGTAAGTCATCATCTTGTTGCCAACCTTACTTGTAAAGTATTTACACTCATCGGTCCAAGTTGCTTTTCTAGTTATATACTTGCCGTGTTTAACTGCAAAATATGTAATCTTAAAGTTTGTGTCTGGTATCATCTTATATCCTTTCTATTTATAGTATAACATATTAAGCCTTTAGCTTTTGCTTGGTTATAAAGTATTAACCATATATCTACTTTTGTCATATATCCTTTCTATTTGTTATATGGGATAATATAACATACTATCCCATACTTGTCAAGTGTTATTATTGGTGGATCATAATGTCAGCATCTCTATACTTGTC